GACGCGGGCGCGGCCGGCCAGGGTGAGGGGGTTTGCCCCCATGGCGACGCCCAGCCGCATGATCTCCGCGAGGCCCCGCGTCGCCAGCGCCGCCCTGGCGTTGTCCCCCGCGGGGGGGTGCCCCTGGGTGGGTTGCCGCCGATGTGGCCCACGCACTGGGGTACCGTGACGCGGGCAGGATAACCCGGTACGCACGAGACCATCAAAAGGGATCACAAAAACTGTGTACCCTTGGCGGCTCACAAGAACTGCAGGTCATCAATGAGGCTGGCCTATACATGGCTATCATGAAATCCCATTCCCCACACGCCGAAAAATTCCAGGATTGGGTGACCGAAGAAGTTTTGCCGGCGATTCGGTCGCATGGTGGTTATCTCACTCCGGAGGCGACAGCCCAAGCGCTTTCTGACCCGGATTTCATTATCCGCTTGGCCACGCAGTTGAAGGAGGAGCGGGCCCAGCGCCTGGAGCTGGAGACCCGGGTGGAAGAAGCCGCGCCTAAGGTGCTTTTCGCTGATGCAGTGAGCGCATCAACCACCTCAATCCTGGTGGGTGACCTAGCGAAGATCCTCAAAGGCAATTGCATTGATATTGGCGCTAACCGACTCTTCACCTGGCTACGGGCCCGTGGGTTCCTCACCTCCCGCCGGGGTGCTGATTGGAACAGCCCTACGCAGAAAGCCATGGAGATGGGCCTCTTCGAGATCAAAGAAACCGTTATTACCCACGCCGATGGGCACATCACGGTCAATAAAACGCCGAAAGTCACGGGTAAAGGCCAGCAGTATTTCATCAGCCGTTTCCTTGATGGGCGGTTCGATATCAACGACACAGGCGTCACAGTGACGAAACAAGGAGCATAAAGGAATGACCACGAACACCCCCACCTACGAATCCCGCCTAGCACTACGATCCCTCCGTAGGCACGCCGCAGGTAAAAAGACCGGGCGGGCTGGGGTACGGGCCATGGAAGCCCTCGGGTATGTCACCGAGGACGGCACTATCACCCCGGCCGGCACTCAGGCCCTACACGGTGGAAAATAGGCGGCACCTATGATAAAGCACCCGGAAATCCGTGATGCCCTCTACGAAAATGAGAAAAACAAACTCCGGCTAGAGATGAAACGCGAACGCCTCCAGGCGGCTAACCGCTGCTGCGCCCTGGAGGCCACCGGTTGCCACCCACGCCAGCAAATACATATTTGCGCCAGGCGCAGTGGGCACCGCGGCGGCCACCACGACTATGACACCGGATTCCACTGGAAATGGGACAAAGAAGAAGGAACAACGACATGACAGATCACCCCTCAATCCAGCAAATGCTAGACAGCCTGAAGCATCTCCGGGAGGAAACAACCCTCCTGGATGAGAAGGATGAAAAACACCTACAGGTGGTGTCCCGCTGGATAGATCTCCTTCTAGACGATACCGACTACCAGGAGATGCAAAACCAGCCTGAACTCCTAGACAAACCCGACGACTATGGGGCGCTGGTGGAATTCTTCCCCGACATGCCAGGGATCGGAGAAGGATCAAAATACATTATCGAGATCAGCCATCAAGGAGCCGACGATATCACCATCACCATCAGTGACGACTGTCAGTATGACACTTGCAAGATCACGCAGAAAAACCTCTACCAGCTAGCCCGAATGGCGCTAGTCATCCTCCTACAGACGGAAAACCTTAAAACCAGAGAACGGAACAAAAATGAACACCCCGGCAAATAGCCTAGCGCCGATGCTGGAGGCCATCGGCCGGCTCAAAAAATACGCCCCCGCCGAGCCCCTGGACCGCCAAGACATCAACACGATCATTGATACAATCGAGGCTCTGACCGACAGCCCAACTTACCAGCCAACAGACAGCGTAGGATACGGCAGGCTCGACGAAGAAGGCTACAGGGACGGGCTCTTAGTGCTACAAAATGGCGCACTGCAGGGATTCGTGATGGTTGACCACTGCGGCCCTGACTATATCATCCTGAGGATGGAAACTAAGCGAGATGCCCACCACATCACCCGGGATCAGCTCTACCGGCTAGCCGCCGGTATCCTCACGGTACTAGCACACGTCGATTACCCCGACCAAAAATAAGTAGAACAAACTTTCTAATTATTGGATTACTAGTCGGCTATCCGTCATGATTCCGCCACATTCCCGAAGCTGCTCTCGTGCCTCCAAAAGTAGCTTCGGTGGCACCCCGGCGCGCTCGGCCTCAGTAATCGCTCGGTTTAGGGCTTCGCTGGCGTTTAGGGCTTCGTTAGCGGCTGCTATGAGCTTCTCGGTGGTGTCGGTAAGTTCCGATAGCTTATCCGTAACTCCTGCCAGGCTTTCGCTAGCGCTGGGGTCGATAGTGAAAGCTTCCACTGGAATGTTTAGCACTTCGGCTAGGGCGGTGGCTTCCCAGATCCGCGGTATGCGCTCCCCGGATTCGATACGTCGGAGATTGGTCATGTGCATTGTATGGCCGGCTCCTTCTAGCTGGCGACCTAGCTCTGCTAATGACCACCCGGCCCTCTTTCGGTGATAGATGAGATTCTGGCCAAAAATGCTACTTTTATCCACCCTTTAACCCTATCATGAGCACAATGTGTGTTGACATGAGGGGCGGTATTACTTAATGTTTGCCCTATACATGTTTAAACACATATCGTGCTTGAAATTCCCCATATTCCCACAGAAAAAATCACAAATAGAACATTTATCGCCGTTGTTAGCAAAAGCTAGCAAGCTGCCACCGCCTAAAAGGAGACCCATTATGGCAACGAAAACCGCTACCGCCCCCAAAGATGACCGTCTGTTTATCCGTATCACTCTCGATTTCTTCGATAGCGAAAAGGTGTTTCCACTATCGCCAGCCGCCAAGCTGGCCTTCATTGAGATGATTGCTTGGTCGGCGCGTCAGCATACTGATGGGCGAATCAGGAAGCGGCTAGCACTTGCTAGGTGGACGTCAGAAGTTGTCGAAGAGCTCCTAGATAGTGATCCTGAACGCCCGCTACTAGCTGAGGGTGAGAGCGATTATTTCATCCATGACTATGCGGAGCATCAGCAAACCACCGCTGATATCGAGGCGGTGCGTGAAGCCCGGCGCGCAGCTGGGCGTAAAGGCGGGCTCGCTAAAGCTGCAGCTCAAAAGGGTGTTTCTAGCAAAAAGGTAGCAAAAGCTAGCAAGCCGCTAGCAAAACCTGCCGAGAAAGAGAATGAGAAAGAGAACTATAAAAAGAAAGGGGAAAGAAAAACCCGCACCACGGTAGCGGCCCCTGTTGCGCTTTGTCCCGTGCCCGACGCCCCCTCCCCCTCTTCTCAAATCGAAATTGGGTTGACCCCCGATGGGGTGGCGCCTGCTACCGCAGTCGGCCACCCTGCCGCATCGGAGCGTCAAGAGCTGAAGCCGGTGGGTGCCCCACAGCCAGTGGTGGTTGATCCCCAGCCCGTGGTAGAGCCCGCGCCCGCCCCGGTTCTTGAGGATCCGTGGGCTGGGCTGCCCGACCTCGCCGGCCACCAGGCAGCCCAGGCGTCCGACACAGATCGTGCTGATAGCCGGATGCCGTCCTGCCTTAACCCCACCAGTGAGAAAACCGCGACCGCGAAGGATCAGGCCGTGGTGGCTGCTGTCCGGGCGTACCAGGTGATCGGCACCCCTGCGGAATGGTCGAGCCCTGACGATCCGCGGTGCCGGAAACACGCCTACCTGCCGCGGGAAGAAGTGCCGCCGTGCCGTAACTGCATGCGGTCCCGGCAGTGGTTTGAGCAGCGCGCTGATGCGGAAAAGCAAGCACATCTAGCTGCTATCCACGCCTGTCCTCTGTGCGATGAGCTTGGCTATGTAGCGGTCAAGAACGCCGCAGGTGAAACGACGGGTGTGGCGCACTGCGATCACACTGGCGAGCTGCCGAAACCGAAAGCGGAGACTCAGCCACGACTCACTGGCCGGGGCATGCCCGCACACTTACGCGAGAAGCTGGACGGCATCCTGGGGCGTAAAACTGCCCAAGAAACCGCCCCAGAAGCCCCGCAGAAGCCCGAAACCCGGGGCGCCCACACTGATACCCTAAACCATGATCCAAACCCGGCAGAAGAGCGCTCAGGCGAACTCGTAGCAGTGGGGGCGGCATCATGAGCCGCGACCCATTCTTCGACGCCATCCGGGAACTGCTTTTACCGGAGGCCACCGACACCGAAATCGAAAGTCTGTTTGGTCAGTATTTGGGTGCCCAGCCCGAGCCGGTATTCATTGCCCACATCGCTGGTGACCCCAAACCCCAAGGATCCAAGCGCTACGTGGGTGGCGGGCGAGTTATCGAAGACAACCCCGGCACCCGGGTGTGGCGGCAATCCGCACAACTCCAGCTCACCACCTACCGCAGCCGCCAATTGCAAGAACCCATCGACGAAGCGGTACTGGTGCAAGCGGTTTTCTGCCTACCCCGCCCTAAAAGCGTCCGCAGCATGCTCCCCACGTCCAAATCCTCATACGACCTCGACAAACTATGCCGGGCACTAGGGGACGCCCTAGAAGGAGCCGGTGTGCTCAAAAACGACTCCCGAATCACCACATGGCACGCCCGTAAACGCTACGCCGAAGCCGACAGCAACGGGCCAGCTATCACCGGCGTGTTCCTACGAATCTATAAGGAAAAACAATAATGTGTACGCTGTTAGACGAAAAAACCCGGCGCGCCCGTAAACCACACGAGTGCTATGCGTGCGGGGCAACAATCAACCCCGGTGAGGAATACTACTGGGAAAAATATGTAAACTGCGATGGCCTTTATGAACTGAAAAGCTGCTTAGCTTGCGACATGGCCTTTCCTGAAGTATGGAACTACGTGGGTGAATGGCGGTGCATATCTGACGAAGGCATCACCTTCGAGGACTATCTCGAATGGGCGACCGACCCCGACTACGATGACACCCCCGCCAAGCAGGCCTGGCGTCAGCGTGCCGGCTACACCAGAGAAGGGAAGCTCATTAAATGATCCTCGATGTTACCTGTGGTGCCAGGCTCATGTGGCATGATAAGCGCTATCCTGGTGTGATCTACGCCGACCAGCGAGCAGTACAATACCAGCTATCAGATGGCCGGGAAATCACCATCAGCCCAAACATTCGGCTCGACTACCGCGCTCTACCCTTCCGTGACAACACATTCCACCTCATCAACCTAGACCCACCTCACCTCCAGCGCGCCGGGGCGACTGGGTGGATGTGCCAGAAGTATGGGGTTCTTATGACCACGTGGCGGGAAGACCTGCGCCAGTGCTTCGTTGAGTGTTTCCGGGTGCTTGCCCCAGGTGGCACGCTCACCCTCAAGTGGAATCAAACCCACATCCCGCTACGGGAGGTATTGGAGCTAGCCCCATACCCGCCCCTGTATGGCACCCGCCACGGCAAAAACAATGCTACGTCTTTTACGGTTTTCCATAAACCAATGGGATCAGGAGGTTTTCGAGTTGAACCCCAGCCCTGATCCTAAAGCCATCTGGCAGACCGTGCTTGCTACTGCCTACCAGGAGTACACCGCGGCGAAAAATAGTGACAGGTCGCATCGTGATGGAGTGGTGGTCACCCCCGTGGAAATCGTAGATTTTCAAGTCAGGGCACTGAAAGATTCCCTTGCCGCCCAAGGCACCACACTAGCTGACCCACGGGTAGAAATCCTCGACCCCTTCGGCGGTACTGGCATCTACTGCGCCAGAATAATGCAACTATCTGGGCTCACACCGGATGAACTCGATGACCTTTATCACTACCGCCTACGGATGATCGAAATCGACCCTATCGCCTGCCAGATTGCTGACGCCAACCTCAAAACAGTCTTCGAAGAAGAAACAGGGTGGTTACCACGCCGCAGCATTGTTATCTGCGCTGACACCTTTACGATCCCTACCGGAATGGAAAACCCCCATGTCTAAAAGCAAACGAACTAAACGAACCGTAATCTGCCTCCGCTGCCGAAACCTTAAACGCCACGAGTGCCGCGGCCTCTGTAAATGCTGCTATAACCATGTGCGAGAGCACCGCAGCGGTAACGACACGCTCGACAATTACCCGCTCTACGCAGACCAAGAAAAATAACCCCCGCCATAAAATAGAACCAACTAGGTGGTACCAAGGAGCCATCATGAGCCTATCTGATCTTTACCCGCCTATGCCTGCAGAGTTAGAGCCGTACCGTGGGTTGGCTCTTGGTGCAGTGCCGATCGAGTTTAGGGGGTGTTTGGTGGGGCAGCCATGCATTGAAATATCTTCTGGCACTCCCGTTTTACTGCTAGAGAGAATTACTCCATCATGGCGGGGAGTCGCAGTATTAGACCTAACAATTGATTGCGTCCGCTACGCAAAAGCAGCAGATTTAGCACTTGCCCTGGAGGAAGAATTACCAACATTCTTATCTGTCGAATCATTCTATCTGATCCAGCATGCAAGTGAATATGAGGATCCTCTGACATGTGGGAACTCGGATATCAGTTCTCTCTACGGGGTGCGACTGAATCTTATCCCGCAGAATGTCTGGGGCGACATGATAGGCGACTTTTGGTTTTTCGATCTCGACAGGCAGCGCAAGGTGCTCCTGATGGATTACAGAGGAGGTGGTTGCTTGGTAGAGGACCCGGATGCTGTGGCGAAATGGTGGGTGGGTGCGTGCCGGCTGATACTCATGGTTGAACGAACCCCCGGCGAATCAATGTGGTAAAGAACACAGTCACATCTCCTTAAAAACCTATACCCCCACTTGAAGAATACAGCGTGACGCTGTATAATAAAGAGTGTAAGCCAACCGGTTTACAGAAAACTCAATAGTGGAGGGGAGGTGATCCCAGATGACCGACAAGATCGGCCTGGCACTCTCAGCGATTGCCGTAGCCACCGGCATCCTGACCTACTTGCAAGGCAGGAAACCCGGAGGCAAGCATCGGAAGCGGAAACGCTACCGCCGCGGTAAGCGCCAACGGTAACCCCCGGGTGAGCTAAAACGTACTTAGCTCA